CTATTCCTTTTTGTAGGGTTTGTTACCTTTTTATGCACGACTGATCCCCCTAGGGTCTTCGACCACCGCTTCGACGGAGTCATCGTTAATGATCCTGAACTCACGTCCATGGATTTTCACCCGGGTACCGGCGTGCGGACGGGTAAGGATAAAGTCACCCTTCTTGCACCAAGGCCCACTGGGGAACCGCTTATCGTCCTTGTAGCAATCAGGACCCATCTCCACCACAAACAGAGTAGTGGTAAGAAGTTCCTCATGCTGAAGGGTGATGTCAGCCTTCAGGATGCCACCTTCGGTAGTCTTGTCGATGTCAGGGGTGGCGCAAAGAATCCGATATCCGCTGGGGATCGGCAGCTGCTTGGCTTTTTCTTCGGCGGTAGCGGGGAGTACGGTAACGTCTTCTAGATTGTCGGGGTTTGAGCCGACGAGAAGTTCAGTCATCGGAATTATTCAACCTTTCTGCTGTGTCCATAATGGCACTGTTTGCAATCATAAGCCCCCGGATGATTCCGCAGGCGTACTTGTATTCGCCAAAGTCCTTGGCTTTTCCTGTGGCCGTGTCGTCTGACACGATCCTGATTTCTTCCTGTATCTTGTCTGAAAGATATTTCAGTACGTCATTACTCATTCAGTCTCCTCTGGTTTACTTACTTGCGCCGTGGTTCCCTAGCGATATCGACGCCTATACGGAGCTTGGCTTCCTGCTGTTTGGCAGACAGGTTGGCCTTGTCCGTGGCGATCTTTGCACCGACATTCATGCCAGCGATTCTTTCCTGAACGGCGAGACGTTCGCGTTCGATACTGAGCCGGTCTGCCTTTTCGGAGGCATCCGTAAGCAGCTTCTTCTGCTTGATATCGACTTCTTGCGCCTTGAGCTGAAGCTCCTGCTGCTGCATCTGGACAAGGGGGTCCTGCTGCATCTGCTGCGCCTTTTGTTGCGCGGCTTGAGCTTGGTTCTTCTGCGTAAGCTGCTGCGCCGCCATAGCCGCCAGACGGGAAATCTGGACCTCCGTCTCCTCGTCCATCTTGGCATCGGGAGCGGGATAGGGGACACCCGCCTGTTCTTCGATCTGGTTGCGGTATTCGAAGGCCAAGTGTTCGGAGATGTGAGCCTGAAGAGCCGCCATCATGGCCTGTGCCTGAGGGTTCTGCCCCAACAGCTGGGCGACGTGCGGGTCCTGCATCATGGACATATGCACGGTGATGTGCGCCTTGTGGTCCTGATAAAGGAACGCCTTCAGGGGTTTGCCGTTGAGGACCGCCATGTTTTCGCTGACGGGGTCCACAGGAGTCATGTCGTCCTCAATGCGGACCAGCTTCTCGGCGTTAGTGATACCCAACACCTCCAGCATCTGCCGATGCAGGTACGGCATATCGTAAATCTGCGGAGCCGTCTGGGCCAGCTGGAGCACAGCCTGATACTGCACCACCTTCTGGGCCATCGTGGCTGCGTTTGGATCGGACACCGGAATAACAGTGACCAGATCGTAGTCGCCCTTCTTCGCACGGGGCGTGCCTTCAACCGGCTCGTAGTCGTAGGACTCAGGGGTGTAGTCCCGGATAATGTCCCGCAGGAGACCAAACTCCTGCTTCATGGCGTAGTGAATGCGGGCCTGTACCGCCGACATCATCTTCAGCGTGCGTTCAAGAATAGCCAGCGTCGTACCGACAGGGGCCTGCGCCGACATATCACTAATCTGCAGATCGGCTGCACCAGCGAACTTGCGGCCTTCTTCAACAATAGTGCCGAGAAGAGTGTAGAGAACCTGAGACGGTTCCTTGTACGGGAGCGGCAGGATGTTGTCCTTCAACGCCCCCGAAGAAACATCTACGTCCCGCCATTCAGCCGGTGAGATAGGCGTGTCATCACCCTTGACACGAAGTCCACGAGTTTTGAAACCACCCGGCAGATTGGAAAGAGTGCCAGCGTCAACAAGCTGGCGGATAATAGAAGTACCAGACTTGGCAAAAGCGCCAATAAGATGAATAAGTCCGAAAGCGTAGAACCCAAAGCCCGGAATATACGAGTAATGAACAAAGTGGTTGCGCTTCTGTTTTGACTCGTCATCAGGATGCCAGTTCCTTCTGATAGCGAGGACGGTCTGCGTATTTTTTTCGAGCGTGACAACATAAGGTAGTGCGATTCCGGTCTTCTCACCGTCGTCATCCTTGTCTTCAAATCCCGGCAGGTCGAGATCGACGTGCATCTCAAGGAGCTTAAAGCGGTCATCTGACGAGGCCCGGAAGCCCATCTTCTCCGCGATCTTCTTCTCCACCTCATCGAACGTATCTACCGGGTCTCCAAGTTCCACATCCTTGTAGAAGCCAGCAGCCTGCAGCTTCTTCAGCTCATTCTCGGTCTTGCGCATGACGTGCGTGACACGTTCAGCAGACTGGAGATTACTGGCACCGTAAGGCACAACCACGTCTTCCGCCGGGATAAACATGGATACCTGACGACCAAGGCTGGGATCGTAGTAGACCTTCTTGAACGCATTACCCGACAGGCCCAAACCCCACAGCATCCGTTCATGCTCAGGCCGGTACTCGGCCATCACGTCGGTCAACTGGTAGTTCATATCCGCCTGCACGCGCATGGCGGCTTCTTTCTTCTCCGGGGTCTCCTTGCCCACAATCTCCGTACGCACCGGACCAGCGGCGGGGAACGTCGCCATCATGGTCTCAGCTTGGAACTTCACAAGGGCTTCGGACAGCAGGGGGTGGTAGACGCCACAGGCACCGGGCCACGGCTCCGTGCGCTCCTCTATTTTCAGACCAAGCAGTTCAAGCCCATCCACGTAGGTCTGAATCCAGTCCTTACGGGCGCTAATGTCGGAATCAACTTCGGCAATCAGGTCGTTGGCAAGGGAAGTGAGTTCCTTGTCTTCCAGAACCTCGGCCAAGTTTTCGTTAAACTTGTCGTCTTCACCATCCGGCTCGATCTCAATTTCGAGACCACCCGTCTTAATAGACACGCTCTCCGGGTCTTCGATCTCGATCTCCAGATCGGGTCCAAGGTCTTCTTCGTTTAGACCGGTAAGGCCCAGCGGGGCTTGGTTCACTGCTTTGTCGATAGCCATTTAATTTTCCTTAGTAGAACCCTCTGTTCCGGTTCGACTTAAACATTTTCACCTCATCTGGCTCGTCCAGATCAGACTTAATATATCCACCCTTACGGAAGCGCATCAGGGCCAAGCTCACACTATCGACGTAGTCGTCGTGCTCACCCGCAGGGAACTCGGCAACTTCGTTAACCACTTCCTCAGCCCAGTGGGTATTCGGACACCACACCCGGCCACTAGCGAACAGGTCGCTAACTGCGTTCAACCTACTTATCTTATCATTACCCTTGCTGGGTGTGAACTCCTGTACTGGAATACCCATAGAGCGAAGCTCATAGATCAGAGGGGCACCCGACGCCTTCTTTTCGATGATGACCCCATCCGGCTTCCACGACTTGTACTGGTCAATGGCGGTCTGCTTCAGGACCGGGAACTCCATGCGGTCCCGGAAGGCGTTCAACAAGATGATGTTCGCCTGCTCCTTACCCGTCGCATCGGGGTGGTAGAACACCCCCCACGTAGTCAAGGCCGAATAGTCTGCCCGGTTGTGCTTCTCGAAGGCCGTATCCCACGACATCAGAACAAACTGGCAGTTCGGCGGCTTTTCCGGCTCCCATATCTGCCACCAATCTCTTTTAACAATAGCCGAGGCTTCCGACGTGGGGTTCTGCTGGTACTGGGCTTGCCATTTACTATTCGGCAGTTCTTCTTTGAGGGCGGTTAACTCCTCCAACGACCAAAATTCAGGCCATAAGGGGTTGCCGGAGGGTAACAACGCAGGAAATTCAATGACTTCCCACTCCTCACCACCCCGTTGAGCTGCGGCTTTCAGGACCTGCTCGGTCAGGTCGCGTTTACTCCACCGCGTCATGACTATGACGATGCTACCCCCGGGCTGGAGACGCTGCCGGGGACCCGAAGTGTACCATTCGTAGGTCTTGTCGTAGACTTCCGGGCTGGTTTCCGCGATTGCCGCTTCCTGTTCGGAGTGCGGGTCGTCGATTATGAGCAGGTCGGCACCCTTACCAGTCACCGCACCGCCCACACCAATAGCGAAGTAGTCACCACCCTTGCTGGTGTTCCAGCGCCCCGCCGCCTTACTGTCGGCTTGGAGGACTAAGTCCGGGAAAATCTTGTGGTAGACTTCCGTGTCTACCAGATTTCGCACTTTACGGCCAAAACCCACGGCCAACTCAGCCGTATGGGAGGTCTGGATGATCTTCTTGTTCGGATACTTCCCAAGGAACCAAGCCGGGAGGAGATAAGAGGCAAATTCCGACTTAGTATGCCGGGGCGGCATATTGATAATGAGCCGCTTGCACTCCCCCCTAGCCACCCTTTCGAACGCATCGGCCATCCGGGCATGGTGCCTACCCCCAATGAAGCTCGGCCACATCTGGGAGACAAAGGCTAGGAATTTACCCTGCGCCAGCCTCTGTTTTTTCAGGGATTCTAGGTGATCCAGCTCCGCTAGGAGCTTCTCCTGCTCCGGCACGGACAGGGCCGGGAGGATTGTCGGAATATCCTTAAGGGATATGTTGTCTAAGAAGTCTGGCTGCTCTGTCATTCGGAGTCAGCGACCTTTTTTTCTTGGTCTTCTTGATCTTCTTGATCTTCTTGACCCTCTTGGTCCTCTTGGTCCCGTTTATTCAGGCCAAGCTCGTCGTCCAGACTGGTTTCCAGAGGGGTAATGTCGATAATGTTGGCGTTCAGCAGGCGTTTGACCCGCTCCTTAATGGCATTCTCTAGGTCTTCGGGGTTCTTGTAGTTGATGGTGATCTCGCTGCGCTCCGTAAAGAGCCCGATATCCGAGTGTTTCCCCAGTAGTTCCAAGGCTTTAAGCTCAAACTTGGGGTCGCCGCAGTTCGCCAGCTCCATCAGCTTGTTCGTAACCGCTGCGCGGGCACTGGCTACATCAAGGGCAAGCTGCTGGCCGTAGGTTTTCAGGAATGCAGCAGCCGCGAAAGCGGTATTTACCGACGTTAAGTTACTTGTTTTCTTGTTTTTTATGGCTTCCTTGAGAAGCGTTTCCTGCTTCGCGGCCTCGTTGGGCTCAAGTTCTAGCGAAACACCAAGATCAACCTGAAGTTCTGCCGTTTTACCAGCAATTTCAAGCTCTTCTATGAAAGTGGAGGCAGTTTCTGGGCCGGTGTCATATGGCACCGGGTGCTCGTCCGTGGGCTCTATCTGGACTATGGGCATAAATATGGTGTCTGCGTGCCGTTTGGGGCCTCAGTTAAGTGAGTATTAAGAGAAACCAGTTGCGAAGTAAACCCAAGCAAAAACTTTTTGAAAAAATATACCCCCCGGGGGGTGTTGAAATAAAATTACATAGGGGGGGTCTGCTGTGAAAACGCCGGATTGTTTGAGTGAATTAGTAAGTATAGGGGGGGACCCAACGCGATCTCTGCTCTTGGGGGGTACCACTCCGGTGGGGTGCCACATACTCAGTATTTCAGAACCTGACTCCAGTAAAAATTTTTGGTTTCTGCCTCATTCGGTTCGCCATGCTGCGTTTGGGTCACACGTTAAAGCTTTGCGATTGCTGGGTTCTTTCCGGTTTGGGTCTTTGCTTCATATTGACATTGTCAAGGGTTTAGTGTATACTTATTCACATGATCGGGAATGGTCTCGGTCATAACCAAAGCGTGGGAATTCCCACGCTAAACATAGAAGGAATAGAGTATGTCTAAGGCTAAGGTTCTCGCCAGCACTGCGCTGGTTGTCGATGGTTCGCAGGTGTCCATTGACGTTGTAACGAAGGAAGTGATCGAGGCGCGAGCTGCTTTCGCTAAGGCCACGGGTTCAACTTACGGGGCTAGTGGGCGCTACGCCAAAGCGCTGGTTGCTCTCCATCCCATCGTCCCGTCTGATCCTGCCACGCATTGGCATAAGGGTTCGGTTCGTCACAATGCTATGGACACCGAATTTGACAGCTACAAAGAGGCGGCTATCGTCGCGGCCACTGCGGAAGGGGTCGATGCTTCTAACCCGGCGTTCAAAACTAAGCTGCGGGATCAGGTCCGGGAGATTAGGAAGCAGGCCGGTATTCTGGTGGGTCTGATCCAAGCCGGTAATGGGGCCAAAGCGAACGAGGCTCGCGCTACGTTGGATTGGCTGACAGAAGAGGCTCCCAAGTGGCTTAACCGGATAAACCGCGATGAGTCGGGTTCGTCCAAGGTCATCAAGGCTTTCGAAAATATGTCCAAGCTCTGCAAGGATTTGGGCCTGAACCCGGACGCGATCATTGAGAAAAGCAGCACATAATCCAAGCGAGGCGTGGGAATTCCCACGCCTCCACTTCCCCCCAAGGGGCGGCGCAAGCCGCCCCCTTTTTTTGTCCCGCGCCCTACTTCGTTCTTACTATGTAAG